TGTCATACGCGGGCCGCGGGATTATGATGAAATCTTCCAATACATCCAAAACAATCCCGCCAAATGGCCTCACGATCAATTCTACACTTCGGACGGGGAGGAACACCCATGAGCCGTTATTTTACCAAAACCCTCGCTTCGCTGGAGCCGTACACCCCCGGCGAACAGCTTAAAATCGCTGACATTATCAAACTAAACGCCAACGAAAACCCGTACCCGCCCGCGCCCGGCGTGGCGGCGGCGGTGGCCGCGGCGGTGCCGGGGCTGCGGCTGTACTCTGATTTGACCAACGGCGATCTCAACGCCGCCATTGCGCGCCACTGGGGCGTGCGCCCGGAGAATATCCTCTGCGGCAACGGCAGCGACGAGAACCTGCTGCTGGCCCTGCGCGCGTTCTGCGACGAAAGCACGCCGCTGGCCTTTGCCGATGTGACCTACAGTTTTTACACGGTGCTGTGTGATTTACTGCACATCCCGCAGCACATCATCCCGCTGGAGGCTGACCTGACTATCGACCTGAAAAAATACTGCGGCCTGCACGAGACGATTGTCATTGCCAACCCGAACGCGCCCACCAGCCTGCTGGCCCCGGTGGACGCCATCGAGGAGGTGCTGCAAACGAACCCCGACAACATCGTGATCGTGGACGAGACCTACGTCGAGTTCGCACCTGCCGGGTCGTCCTGTCTGCCGCTTTTGGAAAAATATGACAACCTCGTCATCACCCATACCTTCTCCAAAACGCACAATCTGGCGGGTGCACGGCTGGGCTTCTGCATTGCGCGGCCCGCGCTGATTGCCGACATGAACCGCGTCAAGTTCAGCTACAGCCCCTACAACGTCAACGCCATGACCCAGGCCGCGGGCGCGGCGGCGATCTCCGACGAGGCCTATTTTGCCGATGTAACGGCAAAGGTCATTGCCGAGCGCACCCACACCACCGACGAGCTGCGCCGCCGCGGGTTCACGGTGTTTGACTCGGCCACAAATTTTTTGTTCGCGACCACGGACCGTATGCCCTGTGTGGAAATTTTTGAAAAGCTGCGCGCCCGCGGCATTTTAATCCGCCACTTCAACGCGCCGCGCATCTCGGACTATCTGCGCATCACGATTGGCACACCCGAACAGATGCAGCGGTTCTTTGCGGCGCTGGATGAGATTCTGGGTGAATAAATGCCCCTCCCGCAGCGCAAGACACCGCGCCTGAAGGGCTATGATTCCATTCTCACCAACCCGGCCCGCTGGGCCATGGATAAGTTTTATACAGAGGGGGAGAACCATACATGATCGCAATCGTTGACTACGGCGTGGGCAACCTGTTCAGCCTGTCGTCCAGCGTCAGAAGCCTGGGCGCAGAGGTGCGGGTGACCCGCGACGCCGCGGACCTGCGGGCGGCGGATCATATCCTGCTGCCGGGCGTCGGGGCGTTCGCCGACGCAATGGCCAAGCTCGAAGCCACGGGCCTTGTGCCCGTTCTGCGCGAGGAAACGCAGAAAAAGCCGCTGCTGGGCATCTGCTTAGGCATGCAGCTGCTGTTTGAAAAAAGCTGCGAGTACGGCGAGCACCGCGGCCTCGGCCTGATTCCCGGCGAGGTCTGCCCGCTGGCGGACGACCTGACCGATCCGGCGCTCAAGGTGCCGCACATCGGCTGGAATGCCATGGACATTGTGCCCGGGCGCGAGGCCGACCCGCTGTTCAAGTACGTCAAAAACGGCGAGTACGTCTATTACGTACACAGCTATTACGCAAAAAACTGCGCTGCATCGACACTGGCGACGAGCGACTACAGCATCCCCGTCACGGGCGCGGTGCGGCAGGGGCTGGTGTACGGCACCCAGTTCCACCCCGAAAAATCCGGTGATACCGGCCTGCGGCTGTTAAAAGCCTTTGCCGAGCTGTAAGCGAGAGGGAGGAAGTACCATGAAGCTATACCCCGCCATTGACCTGCGCGGCGGCCAGGCCGTGCGGCTTTATCAGGGCGATTACTACCGGATGACCGTCTACAACGCAGACCCCGT